TACTCCTTTTGTAGCCAAGGAAATGCTTATACGGCATTGTTACCTTGCCATCAGCAAAGCGTTTTCTCTGCCCCCATGTAACGTTCTCGGAGATGGATCGGCTCTCCTCCTGTGCCAAGGAGGACATAATCGTAATAAGAAGTTCTCCCTTGCTGTCGAAGGTATAAATGTTCTCCTTCTCGAAGAAAACCTCAACGCCAGCCTCCTTGAGTGTTCTAACGGTTACAAGGCTGTCAACGGTGTTTCTTGCAAAACGGCTAACCGACTTTGTAATAATAAGGTCAATCTTGCCGTCAAGCGCGTCCTGAACCATATCGTTAAAGCCCTTGCGGTTCTTTGTGTTTGTGCCTGAAATACCCTCATCCGTATATACATTTACAAACGCCCAGTCCTCACGCGCAAGAATATACTTGGTATAATAATCGATCTGTGCCTCATAGCTGGTGAACTGCTCATCGTTATCGGTTGAAACACGAGCGTAAGCAGCCACGCGCCGCTTTCTCACAGAATTGTTCTCTATGGATGTAATTATGTTTTTTGTCGCGGGGATGACTGTAATAGCTCTAGCCATTTTGCGCCCTCCTTTCAAGATTTCTTTGCCTTACGGCATCTCTCATTTCTTCAGTCCAAGACTCGGATCGTGAACGGTCCTCCCAAACCCTCGTGACTGTCTGACCGCCTATCAAGTGATACTCTAACCGATTGCCGTTATAAACCACAATTTTTTCTATATCCTTTACGTCAGCAACCGAAGCGGTGACCTCAGCCAACGTGGACTCAGGGATTTGCTTTGAAGCACAGAAGGCTTTTCCTTGTGTAACAAACGTGGCGCAAATCCAAACAGGCTGCTTGACTGTAACCTTACGCCTATAGCTCTTTCCGCAGTTGCCACACACCAAAAGACCTGAAAAGGGATATCTGTTTCTTGCCTTGGGAGCGTGACCGTACTTTTTTGCCCTGCGTTCAAGTTCCTCGTGAACTTTGGCAAAAGTCTCAATGTCAATAATAGGATCATGGGCATCTTCCACGTGATACTGTGGTAGTTCCCCTCGGTTGATTCTATTACGCTTCGTGATATGATTCTCAACATATGTCTTTTGCAAGAGAAGATTTCCGGTGTATGTGTAATTGCGCAGAATTCTACCAATTACCGAAGGATGCCAACGCTCACCAAAACGTGTTGGTACTCCTTTTCGGTTTAAGCCATTTGCGATTGCATTTGTGCCCTTTCCTGATATGAAGTCAGCAAATATCTGCTTGACGATTTCCGCTTCCTCGGGAATGATAGTATAAATACCGTCGCAAAGACGGTACCCTAACATAGCACCATTCCACGGGAGCCCTTCTTCAAAGTTTTTCTTGATGCGCCACTTCATATTTTCGCTTACGGAACGGCTCTCTTCCTGTGCGTAAGATGCAAGAATTGTAAGCATCAACTCACCATCTGCGCTGGTTGTATGAATGTTCTGCTCTTCAAAGTAAACATCCACACCTATCAGCTTCAAAGCTCGCACCGTTTCGAGAAGCGTGACTGTATTTCTAGCAAAACGTGATATGGACTTGGTCATCACCATATCGATTTTACCCTCTTTGCAATCCTCTTGAAGCCTTTGGAAGCCGGCTCTTTCTTCTTTCGTTCCTGTTATCGCCTCATCCGAGTAAACTCCTGCGAATTCCCAGTCCTCGTGCTTCTGTATCAAATCACTGTAATAGCTGATTTGAGCCGATAAAGAATGTAGCATCGCATCTTTGCCGGACGACACTCTAACGTAAGCTGCCACTCTTTTCTTTGCCTTCAGCTGTGGCAACGGCTGTAATTGTCTAACGATTTTAGGCACTATTCCACCTCCTTTGTTAGTGGTATATTACCTCTATAATCGTTTATAATCAAGTCATTTTCGACAAATATACTACACGAATTTATGCCGTATTTTTCTCGCATTTTTGTATCAATTATGGCGTACTCTGTAGGCAGTATAATTCCGCGTGATAAGAGTATTTTTGCCTGTTCCAGTGCAGATTTATAGTATAAAAGACGTTGATAGTATTCACACTGACTCATACTAACTCACCCCGTCTCTCAAAGCACTCGCGGGAACAAAACTTACGCTTGGCGCTTGCGTAGTCATAGATCTTCTTTCCGCAAATAGCGCATTCGCTCTCAATGAGCTTCTCACTCTTGTTGTCCCTGTGCTTTCTCCAATACATCACCCTGCAAGCGGGGGAACAATACATTCTCGGACGAGTTTTCTTGGCAGGTAGTTGCTTTCCGCAATTCATACACTTCCCGCTCTCTTTCTGAATAGCAGTCGTATGTAATTCGTGCCTATAACAAAAGGATTTTATTGTGTTTGCCGACAGCCCCACTTCCCTAGCAATTTCCGAATACGGTTTCAATTCCCTCCGCATTTTTATAATCATATCTCTTTGCGTCTTCGTCATTCCAAAGCACCTCCTTCGGAATACGGAGATTTAAGACGTTGATTGGGGGGGTATTTTTTGAAATTCGTTGCAAAAAAATAATGCCCACCGAAGAAATTCTCCTCGATGGGCATCATAGTCAATACGTATTATTCAGTTTTCTCGACATCAGCCTTGCTTGTCTCACTCTTGTTAGTAAGCTGCTTTACCGCCTGGTTGGTGCCTGTTGCAGAAAGACCGCTTGCTGCGCCGATGACGATAGCCACGAGAATGTTCGTGGTCTCAAGCACACCGGGAACGCAGAAGAAACAGATAGTGCCGATCACAGCACCGAGTCCGCAAGCGATGAGAGGGATGAACCTCTTGAACTTCTCATCACCGCCCATAGCGGTTTTTACGATGTCGATAATCGTGTAAACGATGGCGGCGATTGCGGGGATGGTTGCAAAATCTACAAAGTTTGTCATAGTGAATACCTCCGTTATTTATGAGCTTGTTTGTTGATATGGGTTTCGAGTTGCTTGATAGCAACGGTGACGGGTCCATCGCAGCCTTGCTCCTTAAGACCCTTGAGGCAAGCAAGGACACCTTGGGTCAGAAGGAATTGCTCTTCCTTGATAGCCTTGATGTCCTTGTCCTGCTTTTCTTGTTTGAGATACCATTTGTAAATGGCGAATATAACACCGAAGATCACACCGAGTGCGGTGATCACCCCGGCAACTGCGGTGATGATTTCCATAACGACCTCCTTAGTCTACGAAACTGATGATGGGCTCAAGAGCAAGCATATCCTTGGGCGTGGGGAGATCTTCTGCCGAAAGGAAATCGCTTTCCTTGAGGGTAATGATAGTAAAATCGTCAACCTCGGTGTCGAGGAGCTTGGCGATTTCCTTTTCAAAAGCCTCCTTGGCTTCAGCGTTTTTGAGTTTCAAACGCCCATCAGGGAGAAATGCGGGAGTACCCTTGTCGGAAATTTCTCCATAGGTGTCAACCGCCTTCTTTTCCTGTGCACAGTAAAACTCGAACTCTGCCTCTACGGCTTTGCGGAGCTTTACGATTTCGCGGAGCTTTTTGTAATCCGAAAAGCGTTTTTCGGTAAGTCTTACAATAGCATCCTTCGATTCAACGATAAATTTGAGTTTCATAATGTATCCTCCTTATTAATAAGTGCTTGCGGAATAGTCGGAAATGCCGCTGTATTTGGAACTTCCGATTCCTACGAGAATACCGCAGTAAAACAGCAAATATCGCTGAACCGCGGTGTTTGTTTGAACTTTGACTTGCCCCATTGTAAGAGCAAGTTTGCCACTGACATAGATGCCATTACCCGTGCTGATGCCCAGACATTTACCACAAACGAGGTCACCGCCTACACGAAGTAGGCTGGAAATATAAAGACCATTTGAGGTCGTGGACATATTTGCTCGGTAGTAACCAGAACCTGCATACATCTCCGATACCTTGGTACTGTTCTGATAAAACTCGATACGGTTTTCAATCAGTTTAACGCCCCAGCCGTCATCGTCAGCGTTGGTAATGACGCCAGAGATGTTTGCACTTGTGGCATACAGAGCACCTGCGGAGGTGACATAGAATGTACCCGCGCCAAGACCAATACCATCAGTGCCAATATACACGCCAGCGGTACTGCTGCTATAGCTTGTTTTGGTTTTGTAGATGGAACTTGAACCTATAGTGAAGCCACCAATGTTACCGCTTGGAGCTTGAAGCGTACCTTGGAAATACGCTGAGGTATCATCAACACGGAATTTCGGTAGATAAATGTACCACGAACCATTATTGTAGTTTGGGTTCATGAAGTAGCTTCTATCTTCGTTAAAATAGATGTACCCACGTATTTCGACATCCTGGAAAGTACCACCTGTAGCATTTATCGTGCCTGTGATGTTTGCCGAAGTAGCAGTTAATGCTCCGGCTGATGTGACGTAGAAAGTGCCTGCACCAAGACCGATACCGTCTGTACCGAGATACACGCCTGCGGTTGAATTGCTGTATGCGGTTTTGGTTTTGTAGATTGAGCTTGAGCCGATGGTG